ATATCACGCAGACATACTTGATTTTAAAAACCAATATAATGTTAAGTCTAAAAAATACTGTATACTAAGAAAACCAACAGTAAACTGGATAAGAAACGCGAATGAAATGTTACAAGGGGCTATAGATCATAAAAGAATACTGTTTGGGTCTAGGGCTGTAGACTCTCACTTCGATGACCAAAGAAAAAAGAATTTGCCAATAGACACTCTAAAGTGGGACATGAAAATAACCTCTTCCTCCAAGGGAGCTAGGATGATTGACTTTATTGACCACCAGAAAAGCATTATTGAACTTACAAAAACAGAATGCGCCAATATTGAGGTAACTACAAACCCACAGGGGTCTCAGTCTTTTAATTTACCCCAGAACATAAAAAGACAAACTGGACCAAATAGAGCAAGAAAAGACTCTTATTCTGCTTTACTGCTAGGAAACTGGTTTGCGAAGATTTATTTTGACTCAAAGCATGCAAAAGCGAGTAAGCCTCCATCATCTTCATTTATTCCTTTTACTATTTAATTCACAAGTTGACTTTACAAAGTTAAAGTTAACTTTTGATATTTAGTTTCTTTCTGTGTATAATGAGTTATGGCAAAAAGAAAATACACGAAGAAGTCAGATTATTGGGGCAAGTTCGACAAAATCGAAGGTAACCCTGTTAGTCTGGACAGTTTCGAACCAGAAATTTTAGGGACTTCTTTCTATGAGTCTGAAGCTGCTTCTTGCCGTACAACTAAAACTGCAAGCAATTCAACAAGAACCAATAGGGCAGCTACAAAAACTGTAGCAGGAAGGTTTGCTAATATCAAAGAGGGCCTTTTGCCGTTTGAGTTTTCAAAGGACGGAGTAGATGCCAGTGAAGCTATTGTTTTATGCCAAAAAGCTTACTTCAATATACCCGCATTTAGATCTACCATTGATTTGATGTCAGAATATGCCGACTCTGAGGTTTATCTTGAGGGTGGTTCTCAAAAATCTCGCAAGTTTGTAGAAGCTTGGTTCAAGAGAATAAAATTACACGATTTACAAGCACAATATTTTAGAGAGTTTTATAGGTCTGGCAATGTATTCATGTTGAGACTAGATGGCACTTTGGATATTTCCAGCGTAAGTAAGATGATGGAAATTTATGGTGGCACTAAGAAGAACGCAAAAATACCTATCCGATATATTATGCTTAACCCGTCTGATATTGTCGCTAGGGGTTCTGTAACTTTTTCTGAGTATTCTTATTTTAAAGCTTTAACTCCATTTGAGGTTTCTAGACTAAAAGCTCCAAGTTCTGAGCATGAAATGGAACTGTTTAATAGTTTGCCTGAAGATGCTAAAAAGGTAATTAAAAATAACCCTACTTTGGCGGTTGATGCTCCAATGATTCCACTTGAGTCAGAAAAACTTCATGTTATATTCGCTGGCAAGCAGGATTATGAGCCAATGTCAATACCTAGTGGGTTTGCCGTTCTTGATGATTTAAATAAAAAAATGGAACTCAAGAAGATAGATCAAGCAATTGCTCGTTCTATAGAAAATGTTGTTCTGTTGGTTACAATGGGCGCTGAACCAGATAAGGGCGGAATTAATCACAAGGCTCTTTCTGCAATGCAAAGTATTTTCAAGAATCAAAGTGTGGGTAGGGTCCTAGTATCGGATTATACCACTAAGGCTGAGTTTGTTATCCCAGATTTGAAGAAAGTCATGGGAGCAGAGAAATATCAAATTTTAGATCAAGACATTAGGGAAGGCCTACAAAATATTCTTATTGGTGAATCTAAATACGCTCAACTTGAGCTTAAGATGAAGGTATTCTTCCAGAGGCTTCAGTCTTCAAGAGATTTGTTTATCAAAGAGTTTTTACAGCCAGAAATTAAAAGGGTATGTAAAGCTGCTGGCATGAAAGTTTGGCCAGAGGCTAAGATGGTAGATACCTCTGTTATAGAAGACCAAGATATGACCAAGCTAGCCACAAGAATGATGGAACTTGGATTGCTAACCCCAGAACAAGGTATGGATGTCATACATAAAGGATCTTTCCCAGATTCAAATCAAATGCAAAGTGCTCAAAAGAAATTCAAGGAGCAAAGAGAAGAGGGCTACTACATGCCACTTGTTAATACAGTTAATCTTTACAGCGAAGACCAAGAGGAAAACGGAGAAGATGGAACACCACCAGAAGGAACTCAAAGAGCTAAAGAAGGCAAGGACGGTTCGGTAACAAACCCGTCTCCAAGCGGAGGCAGACCTGTTGGAGTTTCTAACTCTACTCATTATTCTAAAGCAAGCATTATAGAGGCTACTAAAAAAGTGAGTGAACTTGAAATAGAAGCGTCGGCAAAGTTTGCTGTCAAGTTTGGATTAGAAGAACTTGATGAAGACAGAAAAGATCTCGTATCAAGAGTATGTGAGTCTATTGTAGTATCTGAAGAGGCCAATAACTGGTCAGATTGTTTGGATTCTATTCTTGCTAATTTGGATCATATGAATAATCTGAAAACAAATAATGAAATTCTTGATTTTGGAGCTAAACACCAACTTGATGATCTGTCCGCATCTATTTTGTACCATTCTACCAAGATTTAGTGTAAGAGCCTTTTATGAACAATGATGATTTTGAAGTTTGCCTATTTTCAGGTAAAGTCAAAGCTTTAGATAAAGAAGATTTCTGTAATTTCGGCATTTCTCAAGCGAGCTTAGACGCTCAAGCAAAGAGTTTGATGCCAGACACTTTTAACCCAGAGGACAATCTTGATGTTATACCAGTTGTATTTAATTTAGCTGTTGTAAATGAGTTTAATAAAAACGGAGACGGTATTGATACCGACACAGCTATTGCTGCCGTAAAAAGGTTTGTTAATAAGCCTATCAACATTGAACACCAAAAGCATAAAATAGTTGGGCATATGATTAACGCGTCCTTCTCTGAGGAAGAGTTCGACTTCAGAGATAACGATATTGAATCATACGCAAATAAAACAGAACCGTTTTACATAAATGCAGCGGGCTTTATTTACAGAAGTATATTCCCAGATCTGGCCGAAGCAATTGAAGAGGCTGCAGAAGAAGATAATGAGCAGTATCAGAGTATCTCAACGAGCTGGGAGCTTGCGTTTTCTGAATATAAAATTGCAAAAGGTTCAAAAAAATTATCCGAGTCGATTTTGCTTGGTGGTCAAGACGAAATGATCAACAGACAATACGTTCGTGGATTTGGCGGAGAAGGTGAAGATGAGGCTGGAGTCCCTGTAAACAGGTTGATCGTTGGTAAAACCTACCCACTTGGAGCGGGTATAACACTTAACCCAGCAGCAAGAGTAAAGGGGGTTTATTTGTCAGAAAATTTAGAAGAAAGCAACAAAAACCAAGAGATAGAGAACACTAACAAAACAGAAAAAATTTCCCTAAACAAGAAAAACAATGTAAACAAAGAAAAATTAAATATTTTTAATCATATGACAAAAGAAGAATTCGAAAAAATGATGGAGGACGTCGCCGAGAACGTCGCTTCAATCGTTAAAAAGGAAGACCAAGCCAAGTCTATTGGTGAGGTTATGCGTGATGCTCTAACAGCTCATAGCGAAAATTGGAAATCAAAGGTTGAACTAGAGACCGAGGCTAAGGAAAAAGCTCTCTCAGACCTAGAGGCTCTTAAGTCTTCTTTTGAAGAGACTCAAAAAGAGTTGAGCAGTATTAAGGAAGAAGTTGAAGCTAAGGCTTCGATTGATCTTTTTAATGCTCGTATGAATTTCATCGACGACACTTACTCACTAACAGAAAAAGAGTTGGAGTATGTTGTTGCCGAAATGAAGGGATTAGATAAAACAGAAGAATCTTTCGACGCACTGAAAGAAAAGCTTTCCGTTATCTTCTCTCACAAAAACAAAGAAACAATTGCTCAAGCCGAAAAGGCCGTCGAAGAAAAAGTCGAAGAGATTGTTGCTTCAAAACTAAAGTCTACAGAAAAGGAAGAAGTTAAAGAGGAAATCTCCGAAGCTTCCGAAGAGGAGTTAGAGGTTAAAGATGTGGAAACATCTGCGATCCCTAACAACAGCGCCGAAGCTTCTAACGAGGTATCTTTGCTGGAGAAACTTAAACAAACCTTCTCTGTGGAAGTAACTAAATAAAATTTAAAATAAAAACAAACTATGGCTAATAATATTACAAAACTATTGCCTTTCCGTCAATATGATGACAACAACGTTGTCAACATGTTTTCATACGACGGAGGCGAGGTAGGCGCTGGCCTCATTGTTAAGATCACATCTGCTGATCTTAATAGCGATGCTGTGCAATACGGTGAAGGGGGTTTCCTCAACACTATCGGAAATGCTTCTTCCATGTATGCAAGTGTACCTCACAAGGTCCAACTTGCTGATTCTGGTGACGCTGCTCTTGGAATTCTCCTCCGCGATGTTCGCGAAGAGGACGAAAACGGAGAGAAGATTCGCTTTTATCCTGAGAAGAAAGCTGAACTGCAGTGTGTAGCTTCTGGCGAAGCTGTCCCTGTAGCATCAAAAGGAATCTTCACTTTCACAAGTGACGCTTTCGAAGGCGGTACTGTTCCTGCTCCAATGTCCACCCTCGCTGTACGCGACGGAGGCCTTCTTGGATCTTCAGAAGCAGCCGACACCGTAGCTGGAATGGTTCTTGCAACTGGTAGTAGAGAATCTGGCGATGCATTCGCAGGTGACTACGCAATCGTAAAAATCGAACTCTAAAATAAATCACGAATATGAAGATTACAATTAAAAGAACAGAAGATCAATTGGCCCTAGTTCGCGCTATGGCTTCAAATAATCGTGAAGAGGCCTTCGAAGCACAAGCAGCTGTCGCATCTCTTATTGGACCAGTAGTTAATGAGGTTATTAACAATGCCGTTACAGTCGGCAACCTCTTTAGCACTCTGACCTATGAGTGGGACGACAATCCTTCCCTTCCACTGGACCTTTTCCACGATATTACCGACGAAGACTATATTCAAATCTACTCGCAACAAGTTGCAGGCGGACTTCCTTATAACCAAGTTTTCCCATCTCATAACGAGCTCAAGTTTAACACCTACAGCCTTGACAGCGCACTTGCCTTTGACCGCAAGTATGCTCGTAAGGGTCGCGTTGACGTTGTCAGCAAGGCCTTCACACGCATGGCTCAAGAAGTTATGCTCAAGCAAGAGCGCACTGCATTTAACGTGCTTGCCTCTGCTCTTATCAAGGGTAACGGTACTACTAACGAGCGCATTATCTCCTCAAACAACTCAGGACGCATCATCCTTGATGACTTGAACAGACTTATCACCAAATCCAAGCGCATTAATAGCTCTTGGGCAGGTGGCACTCCTGTTGGCGGATCTACTGTTGGAGTTACCGATCTTCTGGTTTCCCCAGAAATGGTCGAGAAGCTTCGCTCAATGTCTTACAACCCAATCAATACTGAGAGTGGTGCAAGAACAGTTGGCGGAACCGATTCCTCTACAGAAAGTGCTATTAGCGCTCCTGAGAGTCTTCGTGAGACGCTTTACAACGGAGCTGGACTTCCTAGCTTCTACGGCATCAACATTATTGAGGTTCTTGAAATGGGCGTTGGACAACGCTTTAACAAGATTGCTCTCGCAATTGACGACGGTGATGCAGCTACTGTTACTTCAGGTGGACAAGGTTCATCTCCAGACACAGGCTTCAACGCAGCAGACGAACTTCTTATCGGCGTTGACCGTTCTAAGGAGTCCCTCATCCGCCCTGTCGTTCTTGACGAAGGTGCTTCTGACTCATTCAACATCATGGTTGATGATCAGTTCTCCGTACGCCAAGAGAAGATCGGCTGGTTTGGTAAGCTCGAAGAGGGTCGCCTCTGCATCG